TATATTGTATTTTTCCGAAACAAATTGAACAATATAAGATTTGCCACAACCTTTTAAAATCATTTCTTCAACAAGTCTTACTCTTTGTTGACTTTCTATAATTGTACATTTTTCGCTCATAATTCATCCATCCACTCTTTATGGTGGTTGTACAAAGATAATGAATTTAATATTAAATAGTTTTCTATTCGTGGATTTTCGCTCCAATTTGCCGAGCCACTAACTGTTATGTAATTTTCACCACATTTCATTGAGAATGTTTTAGCGTGTGAATTAACTTCTTTTAATACAACTTGTTCAAAACCTTTTAAATTTAAAACTAATGAAGCATACAAGGCTGGGTTGGCTGGTTTTAAAGTACTTGAAATAACTAATGTCAATTTTTTTAATGTTCCTTTTTCAAGTTCTATTTTTAATCTATTTATATTAGCTTTTGAAATCGTCCAAGTCGCTAAATACATTTCATGAATAGTTCCAAATTCATCAATTGCATTATTAAAAAAAGAACCAGCATCTGAAGTCCCATTTGTTTTTATTGCTAAAATTTCATCTTGTTTTGGGAAACCTCCGAAATCATTAAGCATTTCTTTACAATTAATATCTCGTATATCTGTTTTTAATTTTCTTTTTTCTGTTTCATCTAATTTTTTTCCTTTAGGATTTAGTTTAGATGTTTTTTTTATAAATGTAGTATTGTCGAATGAGAATAGATCTTCCATGATTATTGCTTTAGTTTTTTAATAAATTCTTTTAATTCAGCTATTTTATTCTCGGGAATTACAAACGATACTCTTTTTCCGTTTGTAATTTTTTTCCTTCCAGAATTTTCACGTTTACCGCCAGCTCTCATAATTCTAAAGTATCTAAAATTCCTTGTAAACCACCAACTGCGATAACTAATCTTTCGGTTGTTTTTTCTTCTTCATCCCATAATTGAGAGTCATTTGTATTAAATGATGTTTTGTAATAAACGCCATTTATAAGGATTTCAAAGTTAATCCTGTAAGATCCGTAACCACTTTTTCTTACCATTTCTGCATCTGTAATAATCGCTTTCATAATTTCTATGTTTTAAATAAGCATCGTTGCTATACTTCAAAGATACAAATTTTATTTTGATTAATTACGTTTTTTTCAATCTATTATTATTATTTATATTAATTCTAAATAACAAAAAAACCCCCGAATAATAATAGACGGGGGTTTGGTTACTTTATACTTTTGTGATTTTCCACGCTTGCAACGTGTTGTAAAAGAATCCGTCTTCTTTTTTGGATTCGTTATCTTTTAGGTTATAATCTAATTCAACTAAATCCCCAACTTGGTTATACTTTAAAATATTATCTACTTTTGTATCCCCAAAAATCTCAAAGTATCCAGATTGTGGATATTCGCCCTCATTTTCTTTAACTCTAACATACAATTTTTTGTATTGCCCTACTTCGATAACTTCGCTAATATGCGTAATTACGCCTTTAATCTTACTCATAAATCTATTTTTAATTGGTTGCTAATATACGTGTTTTTCTTTGATTTTTTAGCTTCTTTCAAAACTAATTCGTCGGTAACTGGATTGTAAATATATTCCTTTCCGTTAATTATACACGCTCCATAATGTCGAACTATGGATAGTTGCGAATGTGATACGTTAGATAGTTTCATCTTTTATAAATGTTCCGTTTAAAGTTTGTCCTTTGCGGTCTTTTATTTCGTTGTATGCACATTCTAAGCACGTGTCTAAATCAAACCCTAATTGTTCCGCTAGTATGATAAGAACTACATTAATGTCCCCTAGTGCGTCAATTTGTTCCGCTTTATTTCCTTTTAACATAGCATTACTTAGCTCTCCAATTTCTTCGACTAGCTTCATAAATTGTTTAGGTGCAAACTCTGGATTCAATAATCCTTTTGGTTTAGCCCATTCTAAGACATTATTTTTCATTGTACTACTTTTATTTTAACATTAATAACTCCTTGTTTTAATTCAGCTATTTTACTGAATGCTTTCTTTGATAAGTCTAGTGTTACTTTACGGAATGATCCTGTATCTGTTACCTTAACTATCACGCTCTTGCCGTTATCTAGGTTAGTTACTTTTAACTTTGTTCCTAGCTTATGCGTATTACTAGCACATGTCAACTTATTTGCGTCATAAACTTGACCTGAACGCATAACTTTACCATGGAATGCATCACTATAGTAAGTAGCTTTAAAACTCGTTAGAACGCACCAAACACACATTACGATTATTGTTTTCATTAGTAAAGTATTTTAATTCTTTTCATTTGTTCTTTATTACTTACAACAAAAATATTATCTTCTGGAAGTTGTTCTAATATTTCAAGCATAATTTGTTGTAGTAATAAAACTTGAGTTACTGATTTTATTATGTTCATTTTGTTATTTTTATAAAATTTTCTTTAAAAGATTCAAGGCTTAAAACTATGTCAAGTCCTTTTTGTGGTCTTACACGAATAAAACCGTTACCCATTAATAATAGGGTAACGATTGAATTGTCGCGCTTATCCAAGTAACGAATTGATTCTTTCATCGTAATCTTTTAAAAATATTCTACAATTTTCAACTTTCGCTTGCATTTGTTCAATCATAGCAGGATCATATTCCAAGTCAAAACTATAAAAGCGTTCATTGATTGGCATATGACTATAAAAGATATCGTTTCCGTAGTTCGCTTCAGCTGGTGTGTCTAGCAATACATAGACTAACTTCGCTTTCTTAAGTCCTGTTAAGTGCATATAGACTTGTAATTGTGCTTCGTAGTCTTTATTTATTGGTGAAGTAATAGAGTCTAAGAATGTAACATAATCCCAGGAGCATTTAGTATCTATTACAAATTCATCTGTGATAACATCGGGAGTACCTTGGAAGTGTTCATCGTTGAAATGTACTATGTTCTTTTCAAGTATACCTAAACCAAATCTTTCAGCACAAATATCGATAGCTTCATCTTCGCACATATTACCTTTCCGGAAGTACTTAGAATCTATTTCGTCACGTACTCCTGACTTTTGTTCTGCATACCATTTTTTAAGGTAAGTAATCATTGACACTCCTAACTTTAAATCGTCTTTTCCGTTTGTTAAAAGCAAGCCTGACTGACTTGCTCTATGTCTATATAGCTTATTTTCCATAATTATTTTATATTAGTTAATTCTTTACCTGTTAATGCAAAGTATAAGTTTTGTAATTGGTGAACGTATTGTGTGCCATTTACTGAAAAATTTATTCCATCACAAGTCCATCCATCTAAGTCTTCATTTAATAAAATAGGTACTTCTGATTCATTAAATAATTTAAACAATCCATTTTCATTTTTTTCAAACCCAAACTTAAACAACCATTCTTCTGTTAGTGGTATTGGCTCAAAATTTTCACTTTCAGGAAAACTTTCTAAATGATGTATGTCTAAAGATTTTATTTCGCAAATTTCAACGCCTATTTTTTTTCTTAAAATTTTTGATCGTTTAGATTCATACACTAAATTTCCAACTCTTAACTCTTTACTTTCCATTTTCTAATAATTTTTGTACTGATTCACTTACTTGATATTTACTTTTTACCTGTTCGATTGTAAACTTACCGCTACTTAATGCATTCTTTACCGCTTCAAAGTTAGGCGTGTTCACTTCTAAAATTGGAAGCTGTTTAATACTTGTAACTGTCTTTACTCTCAAAGCGTCTACATTCTCCCCAAAGGCTCTAATCTTTGCTACATAAAGCGTAATTTCTTTACCAACCCAATCCTCAATGTAAGGGGAGTTTAATGCCTTAGATATGTTTTTTGCATTTGTAGAATTAACAATCATAGGTTTGTGACCTTTCAAGTTAATTACCATTGCTTCCTCTTTCTTATCCCCATTTTGTACCATTTCCTTAACCGCACTTTCGATAGTTACGTTTAATTCTACTAATCCATTACCTACCATTAATTCATACGAACCGATGTAATTAGGATTTCGAAGTTTTTTAAAGTGTGTTTTATTTTCCATGATTATCTTCTATTAAAATATTAATTAAATCTTGCTCACTAAATTGTCCTAATAAAACATCTAGTAAATCAACACCAAAAGAAAGTTGTTGTGGTTTGGTGTTAACTTCGCGGTTAAGGATATACCCTAAACGCTTTAAGTTTTTTAAAGTCTTTTCTTGACTATCATTTAAATCTGCTACTATCTTCATTTATTTTATTTATTATGTTTAACACTCTATCTATCATAAAAACTTGCCCATTAGAGAAATCGTTATCTCCGTATGTTTCTTGGTAGTTTACTAGGGAGATTTTCACATCTATTGCCCATTTTTCTAAATCATTCATCTTCTTTTAGATTTTGTATTTGTAATTTAATTGTATCAATCATATCTAATTGAACTTCTATTTTTTCAGTTGATCCGTATTCATTAGATTTTCTAATTAATGCGCTTTGAAAACCTTTAAGGTATGCTTCAAGTAATTCTAGTTTATCGTTCATCTTACTTATCATTTAATCGTTCATAATCATAATCGTAATCCTCATTTTCTTCCTCTTGATCATTGTCATCAAGGTACTTGTCTAATTGCGATTCCCAATATCTATCGAAAGAATCGTTTCCGTAACATCCACTCATTTTATTTAATTTAAAAAGTTAATACTATTGATACACACC